TGAGCATCGTCTTCTCGTCCGCAGTACCATCCAAAATCCCCTGAGTGATTCCCAACTGGCTGTACAGCATACTCGTCAGGTATTCAATCTGGGACATCAGATTGTTTTCGACTGGACGGTTCAACTGCGTGATATGCTCTGTGCCATCTGTATAGGCGATCCCATATTTTGAACTGCGTAACTGAGCCTCAATATCTTTCCGGCGGTTTTCAGCCTGCTGGCGTCTTGCCTCCGTCTTAATAACATACGGAAGCTGAATAATCAAATCCAGTTTTCCCGAACTGTTTTGTTCGTCAACAACATCCAAAAGGTTTAGTTTTCGGATCAGTCGCTGCATCGTAGAATTCGGTTCATTCATCACTGCATAAAGCGGATTCTCAATAATCGCCACAGCTTGTTTCGCCATCAGTATTTCTTCTTTCCGGCCGGTACGTTCATTGTAAACCCGAACCCTGACATGTCTGGGAAACCACTCCAGAATCTGGCCTGTCCGCATAGCGTCAATATCAAAAGACCCCATTACTCCGTTTTCCGGATCGACATCTGTATCGGTAGGGATAACGGCAACGCACCCTTCGTCCATCATAGATACCACGATATCCTGTAGGAAAGCGCGCCCTGTCTGATCCGTATTGGCTTCTATTGTCAGACAGTTATTAAGTCCGGAATCTATGACCGAAAGAAAGCGCTTGTTTTCATCCAGACGTACATGAAACAGGTCGACTGCCGACGCATCCAAAGCGATTCTGTTGTATACTGACGTTACAATTGATCGCTCGTTCCCTCTTGAAAACCTCATGCGATCCGGCCGGTATGAATATCCCATGCCAATGTCATAATAGCTTCTCGTAGGGTCTTTGTTGAAAAAAGCATTCCAGGCGTGTTTCAGCCTGGAACCAAACGTAATCTCCATTTTGAATTTTCCTCCTTGCATGTTTCTATATCTGATGGTATGATTTCACTGAAAGCGAGGTTTATTGTTATGATAGTCGAAGAATCTTATTCCAACGTTATTTGCCCTGCAAACAAACAACACGTAACTTTAAAAGTCGGTTACGACAAAATAAAAGCTTCACCAAAAGATATAGGATTTACTTTTAATTACATAGGAACGAATTGCGATTTTATTCGACAGGGGGAACATTGTCCTTACGTGGAATGTCCCTTGGTCGAAAAACTGAACTTAAAACGCTCGATTTACCAGTGAATTGCTCCATCACTTTAAAATTCATAGCAATCGGAACCGTGGGACGATATGGTTCTTTCGCAGTACATGGACATTTTTCGATATATGGGCATTTCGATTCGCCGCATGGATTCATTTCTCCAAGCTCGTCAAGTCCCATTTCGCCCCTAAGAAGATACCAATAGGCCGTATATAAAGCGTTCAGCCATCTTACCACACATTCCATCTTTTCCGAATCGGTTAAACTTTGTTTTTTAGGGTCAACCATTGTCTTTTTCACCTCCACTATATCTAGAAATTATTTTGTTATTATGCTGCTATATGTCGTAACAAAAGGAGAAGAATCTTATAAAAGAAAGAGGTGGGTTCTTTGATAAATTACCGATTGATGAAACTGATAGAAACATATAGTTATGTCAATGACCATGGAGAACACATCTACGGCACGGCCGCATTACTCCATTTTTTACATCGTCAGATAAAATTCATAAACCCGGAACATGTGAAATCCGGAAAAGCATACGTCGAAAATCTTCTGTCGGCTTAATTTCTTAGAAAGGAAGTTGTTCCAAGCAGCTTCCTTTTCTTAATTTTCTCTTTCTCGTATTGCTTAAACCCACTTCTCCTTTCTTTTAAAAGATTCTCCTCCATTACTCTGATTAATTACTCGAAAGCCTCCCTGTTTAATTTGAAAGCAATATACGCGTCCATCATAGCCGCTACGGCATCAATTTTCTGATCCTGCCGTTTTTTCAACAGTTTCCTGTTTCCGTTTGTATCTTCAATTGTAATGCAGTTTCCCATACAGAACGTCATCAGTTCCTCATCGAAAAGCAGCAGCCGTTCCTCGGAAAGTTTCTTTAATTCTCCCAACGGAACCGATTCCGTTTTTGCTCCCTGAATTACTTTTTCGATACCGAACGGGCCGTTTTCAGACGACCAGCGTTCCACAAACTCTTTCGCGTTGTAAGGGTCGTACCCAAAACAGCGGACGTCATAATCCTGTTCCGCTATGTAGTTATCCAAATCTTCATACACCTGCATCATGTCCAGGACGGTTCCGTCCATGACAATCAGGCTCCCCTCAGATATAAACTGATCGTACTTGATTCGCATAGCGGCCGGCAGTTTCATCAGAGTTAATTCCGAAATATAAGCCCGGGTTTTAATCCCAAACGCTCCGTTTGGCAACGGAAACAAAAACGTAAAATCGCAGAAATCGTCGCCTCTGGATAAATCTCCGCCCATGGAACACGGCATCTGCCAGTAATTCCGTTTGCGGTGAGGCAGCGTTTCTTCATACGTAAAGTAATAGGTATACCCCTCCATAGGAAGTCCGAAACGTTTTGCCAGAATATCATTCCGCACGGACGGATTATTCTCGGCTCTGTCCACATCGTTCTGGTATGCTTCGTAACTGACCGTCTTTCCTATGTTCGGGTTTGCTTTCGGCCACTTATTCGGCTGGGCAACCTCATCGATGGAATCCAGCTTGTACCACCAGATTGACACATGTTCTGCCTGATACTCCCCTTTCAGGATTTTCATAAGTTCCATTTTGATGGTATCGCCGGAACCATTCCGGACCGTTCCCTCCGAACTCGTAGCAATAATAAGATAGTCGTCAAGTTTAGACGCCCCCTGCTCGATTGCGCCGACCACATCCTCCCGTATATCCCCGGAAAGCCATTCGTCAACCGTCGCCACTTTCGGCCGCAGACCCTGAAGCTTATCAATGGACATCGGACGAATTTCAATAATAGAACCGGTAAAGAAATTCTCTATCCCTTTTTTAGTCGACGCCAGTTTTACCCGGTCGGCTTTGGAACCGGTTGTATTTTGCAGGGAACCCTCCGTAAGAAATTTAAACAGCGGTCCCCGGGAACGGATAATCGCGGTACGGATTGGCGACATCACTTCATCCGCCTGCCTCATTGTAGGAGCCGTCGTGATCTGATGGGTCGTAGAAGTATCGACATTCTCGAAATAGGAATGGACGCAGGAATCGTACAACGATTTCGCGGCGCCTCGTCCCACTATGAGATATTGTTTTTTCGTCAGACGCTTCTTTATCCTTTTACGGACATAATGGCCGCCATGCCCATCCGGATACGGTTCGTAAATGCTGCGGTCTTCAAAGTAATACCAGCCAAAAACCTGTTCGCCCCAAAGTTTGAAACTATCAAGAAGCGTGAGGTCAGAACCATCCGTCAGGGTAAGTTCATTTTCACAATACTCGATCCACCCCTCAACCGCCTGATCGTCATAATAGACGCCGGGGTTTTCGATAAGGCTGTCGATGCGATGCATCTCCATCTCGACCTCACGGCAGATCGGTATTTCCCCATTTATAACGGCATTCCGAAACTGGCCGTAATACTTTGGCGTGGCTGTGTTCGACAATGCCATACTATCAGCTCCTTAACGTATGGATCGCGACCGCAATACTCGCCACAGAAGCTCCAATAGCCAGCACGCCGCCCGCTGTGGATAAAATACTGGAAACATATTCGCCGCCCGATTTAATACTTTCTGTCGATAATGCCTTGTAGCTGCGCTCCATGTTAAGACGGTTAATAGCCGCCTGAAGTTCTTTATCGCTCATATTGGATAAATCCATATTCTTCATAGCTTTTGCCTGCTTCCGGCTGGCAGTCTGATTCGCGATGTTGGCAGCGTTATTTGACGCATTGCTTGCAGACTGTAAACCGGAATTTGCACTTTTATAGTCGTTAGCAACCGTCTGATGAACGGCGCTTCGTGCACGGCCGGCATGGCCGTCGTTTACTTTTCCGTCATCATCATAAGACACGTTGCTTCCGTTTAATCTCCTTCTTCCGGCCGCAGTTAATGTTCCGTCCTTATTCTGATAACGCCGCACTCCCCATTTCATTCCGAGAATGCCGTGATGTTGTAAATTATTCTCCATTTTGATTTTCACTTCCTTTCAGCTCTTTTGGGTCAACAGCAACATTGAGCCGCCACTCAAATTCACTGATCTGCCGGTTCATCACGTCAATGACGGCAGAACCCAGCGGCGGATCAAAGAGCAGTTTTACTTTCAGATATATGTAAGATTTCACAAGTTCTAACTGTGACGCTTCTGAAATAAAGTCCGTCCACAAATCATCTTTGCTGCTAATCGCAAATCCCTGAGGCGGACCGACGCCAAGTTGATTCAGGACCATGAACACCGAATTGATATGCATAATCAAATCAGCATCGAAATGTTCGTACTCTTCGGTAATGCCGAGCACTTTCTTGATAGATGTAAGTATGCTTTCCATAAAGCCGATTTCCTTTCTTAAACGCAACATGTTGACAATTCCATTACTTTCAGATACACTATCTGCTAACAGAAAGAGAACGATTTTTAAAAGACTGGAGATGATGTTATAGTGAATAAACAACCCCATGTTTCTTACTCTAAGTTTTATAAGCCCAAAGACATTTCTGAATTATTACCAGAATATTTAGTTTATAGACTTAAAAACAAAGACAAACCACAAGAGCGGATAAACTACCAACAATATTACAAAACAAAAAAGTAACACCAAAATATGCTGTCCACCACAACAGCGTATTTTTTTATTCCAGCCTTTTAAAAATCGTTCTCCTTGCCATTTTCTAATCTTCATGCTATAGATTCTTTCAGACACTTTTCCATATCACCACCTGGACCATATGATCGATTCGTCACTGCGAAGGGAGGTGATAATATGAAACGAGTGTCCGTAAAGGCTACTAAATCCATAAGCCAGGCCAGGCACGTAAGAGTCGTGAATGTTCACGCAACTGTGAAAGGAAGGACGACTTGTGCTGCTAAAGCAGTGCTTAAGAAAAAGTAAGCCTGTCAGAGGGATGTGGTGACATCCCTCATTCTATTTCCTCCACGGGCACGTATCGTTTTTGGCCCGTTCAACCGGAGCGGCTGCCAGCAACGTTTCGTCCCCATAGTGAATAGCATTGTGAGTTTTATGCGTTGTGCTGATGAGATATTCCGGATTAAGCAAAAAGTCGCTGTTCGTTTCAATATCTTTAGGAAGAATCGGATTTAAGTGATGGATAATAATCTTTCCGCAAATATCAAATCCGTCGACGCCCAAATCGCATCCGTTATCCCGTAAAATGACAAAATCCCGGATGGACTTCCATTCCCGGGACGCATAAAATTCCTGATTGATAAACCTGTCGGAACCGAACGTTTCTCTTCCGACTATGCCGCCCAGCTGCAAATATCGAAAGCGTTTTTCGAACGATTTCAGCTGTGACAGTTCGGAATATGTTTTAATCGTCATACTCATCATATTCCCTCTGTCCGCTGTATCTTCTCATAGCGTTTAATGCCTGCTCATACAATTCCTCTACCCGCTGCCCCGATTCCAGGGCTTTGGTTTTCGCACGAAGCAGTTCGTTTTCTTTTTCCAGTTTTTCTCTCTCCAGCCGATCCCTGGAGGAACCAAGCTTCAAATAATGAGTGATGACCTGCGATGAAGCTGTTCCGCTCCGTAATTGTTCCTCGGCAAGATCCACAGCCAGAGAAACCAACTGATTTTCACGTGCTTCCGGAGTCAGGGCCGGACGCATTCTGCCGGAAGAACCGCTGCGGCTGTTAGCTTTTGGTTTTCCCACGGTAATTGCCTCCTTTTCCTCAAATATCTTTTACTTTCCCGCCCTCTTTTACAGGGAATCTAT